TAATTGAGTTCTGTGTAAATGTATTTGATGTGATGATATCACCATTTGCAGAATTGGCAAAGTTTAAGTATGTGTTTGCAGTAGATGTAGTAATCATCTCACTAGACTTAACTGGTGGCCAGATGAATGCTTTGGCAGTGAATGTCAAGTCCCATAGAATTAAACGGGTACTCATCATGTCACCTTCATAATCTGTAGTCGTAGAAACAGAATTTAATATGATTGGCATGTCATACTTTTGATCCATACCAGGAATAAAATCCATCGTTACAGTAAAATCTGGTGTGAAGAATGGAAGTATTTGTTCCATAATCTGAGCACCATCTTCTGTATTACGAACATATACTGATAAGTTAAAATCAAAGTTATATGGTATTGGTCCGTATTGTGACTTTAATGAACTGTTATTTGTACCAAGAGAGAAGTTTCGGTTGGTCGTAACACCTTTGCGACTGGAGTCATAAGACATACCTACCATATCAAATGAGATTCTAGGTACAGTTATTGCAATAGATTTTGTTAAGTCTGGATCGGAAGCCAAGCGAGTCAAGTATTTTTCTTTGGCACCATAAGATAATGGCACTTTAAATCTTTCGACCTCAGTTGCCATATCTCTGGTGTAACGAATCAACTGAATGTCGTTAAATAGTGTGCCAAAACCTACGACAACTTTTCGTATGGTTCTGTTATAAAAATGTGCATTACCTAGCATTAAGGTTCACCAAATGGGTTATGTTCAGTGAAGTCGAGTATGTCACCAGCTTCATCTTGAATAATATTATTGTCGGCAACATCTTCAAACACACTGTCTGTTGGCATATCGTCTGCTGCAGTTTCTAATGCCCATGTTGCACCACTGGTTGCACCAATAATAGTTACACCAACTGTAAACTGACCTTTGACATTAACAACATCCAAGTGTCGACCAGGAACCGTTGTGTGTACGGTAGCTTTGGCGTTTGCAGTTGCCAATGATGAACCTTGATAAACAAACTCACCAACTGTAAATTTGCCTGTGCCATTGACAGGTACATCTAAACGTGTTCTCTTGTATGAATCAAATGCTTGTTCGTCTATCTCTGTGCGACCAGTTTGAATCAACTCATCAGATAATACGAACTGTTTCAGTTTCAATGCATAAACATAAACATTGCCACCACGTCCACGACCTAATGTGTAGAACATTGCTTGGTCATTTTCATGTTCAACAAAGGTTATTTCAAAAAAGTTTTGCATCAATGGAATGTAAATTAAATCACCTTCCATTGGGCGGTTTGGTCCAGTGTTAATAACTAAGTCACCAAGTCTAGGTATACTATAGTTTGTGGCACCAGAGGCATATTTAAATCTACGGCGAGAAATCAGTAGTGTTATTTCATCTCGAATCTCAAGACCAAACTTAGAAATAAAGTCTTGTTCACCATCCATGCCTGTAACATTTTCCAAGTAGACTTCAATTGGAAATGCAACTGTATATTGTTTTAGTGGGTCTTCACCATACAAAGGGTCTGCACCATTGGGGTCTGCACTAGATCGTGGTAGATAAAACACGTCCATGCCATACTGTTGCATGGCCTCAATTACCAAGTCTTCAACTAGTAGTTGTTCTTGAGTAATTCCTGTTGGAAATGGTTGAAAGTAAAAATTTGTAGGCATTCATCAACCAGTCAAAATTTCTGGAGGTAGTACGTTGTAGGCTTGCATCTCAGTTTCAATCTTATCGATTTCGACTTGTGCTTCAGCCATAATTCGAGGACCATCTAACGTAACTCCACCTGGCATCTGAACACCAGCAAATTTGGACAGGTTGGTACCCCACTGGTATTTAATCAAAGCCGTGGCATACTGTTTTAAAAATCTATCATCCCAAACATCAGATACACCAGTCTTTGTGGCTGTTGCAGTGGTTACACTTGTTGCTAAGTTTGTGGTTAGATATGCTTGTGTTGGTGAAATGATACGATTAACTTGTGCATCTTGTCCACTAATTGTAATGATATCACCTTCAATAATTTGTTGGTCAAATGTTGTACCAGTACCTGTGATTAGGTTTGATGTGTTTGTTGCCGTTACTGTACCAGTTAACGTTATAGTATCAGGCACTAACTTACGATAACATTCAATAACCACATATTCACCTAAAGTTGCATCACGTGACCAATCAATGTCTAAGAAGATTTTGTTTTGATGGCGATTGAATCGGTGTTGTGGGTAACCAGAGAACAACATGTTTAGTGTTGTGATATGTTGCATTGTGATTTCATATGACACATAAGATACCGATGTGAAGTCATACAAATCATGTAGGCGCAACTGGTAACGAAGGTCAAACATATTAATTGATGAATTAGAATCATCAAACGGGAATATTTTAGTTACAAAAATAACTGGATCAGGACAGTAAATGAATTTGCGGTCAATATCATCTTGTGTGATTCTGTGCTTCATGTAAATCTTTTCAACACCATCAAAATGATAGTCGTGAAAAAACTGTAGTGCATCATCAATTCGGTCGTCAACTTGGTCATCATCCACGTTAATTTGAATAACGGGAAACCCTAGTCTACGAAGACAATAATCTTTAAATTCGGTTCTTGTTACTGGTGCAGCCATTTTTTACTCTTGTATTTAGGTTGGTGGTGTAAACTCAACCCAAGATGTTGTATCTTCATTCCAAACAAAAATCTTACCTTCTTCAACAGGCATTGGTGTTGGTGCTTGCCATAAACAAGTGTCTTCATTTAATGTCCATGAATTAAATAATTTTGGTGAAATAAATGCATCACGTGAAGCATCGTATGTATAACCTATTCCAGCATAATTCTTGCGTAATGGTGTACCACCTTGTGAGTGTACACCACCATGTGTATTGTAACTTGTTTGAATCCAAGATGCTGGATTACCAAATAGACCAGTATCAATTACATCTTGTTCGATAACCAGTACTTGTGTAACGATGTTATTTTCATCTATTTGTGCAAAATGACTCATTGTTTATTTCCTTTAATTAAAATGTGATTGAACCTGAACTGGTCCATTGATATACTCTATATCCACCTGCGGTTGTTATGGTTGGAGATCCTGTAGTAGATGTTGCGGCTGCGAAGGTGTCTGCGTAACGAATAATCACAATTCCAGATCCGCCTGGTTTACCAATGGCGTCGCCACTCCCACCACCGCCACCACCACCACCACCGGTGTTTACGCTACCTGCAGTTCCAGCTACATAACCCGAAGGATATACATATGTTCCCCCAGTTCCACCGCCACCACTGCCGGCAGTTCCTTGTCGGCCCCATGATCCACCACCGCCACCACCTGCATATGTAGTAGACGTACCAGATATTGACGAAGATACCCCGTTACCACCGTTGCCAGCCAATGATCGATTTGGGTCTGGTGGCCAAGTAAAAGGACTATATCCACTAGCATTAGTGCCAGCTGCTCCTGCTCCACCACCGCCTCCGCCTGCCGTGTAATCTTTGCCGCTGCCGCCTGCATTGCCTTGTCCTGCAGTTCCGGCTCCGCCTGGGCCCCATGTATACTGTGCAACATACTCTGCACTGCCGGCTCCGTCTCCACCGCCGCCACCGCCGCCACTACCACCGGATGATCCGGTAGACTTAGCAGTTGTATATGATCCTCCTGAGCCGCCACCCAAGGATGTGATAGAAGAAAACACCGAATTTGAACCAATTCCACTTGCGCCGGATGTGCCACTTCCGCCAGCCCCAACAGTTACCGTAATAGGAGTACTAGATGTTACTGCAAAGCCTGATGCAGTTCTATATCCACCGGCGCCGCCGCCACCTCCACCACTATTGCCATCTTCGCCACCTCCGCCACCACCACCGGCAACAACTAAATACTCAACTGTTGATGGTCCAAAATATGGTGTGCTAGTATCATTGATTGTCAAGTTTGATGTTGTAGCTAATATGGTACCTGATGTGGAACCAGACCTAATTGATACTGTAAATGTTTCAGCACCTTCTGTTGTACTGTCGGCAGTTGGAGTTACTGTGAATGAACCAACATTAGAGGTTATTGTAAATGAACCAGAAGATGTTCCAAAATCACCAGCGTTTGAATCAATAGACCAATAGTATGTTCCATTAACAATATTTGAACCAGAAACATTAATTGTTAATGCTGAACCTTCATCAATATTATTAGCTGCAGCAGTTAATGTATATGATGGTAGTGGAACCACAGTGGTCGGCCATAAGCCAGCAAGTCTTCTGCTTCGGTGTTCGTAACTCCAAAGTGGGCCGGTAATATTTGTTTCTGCCATTTGTTTTGCTCTGTTGTGTTGTTATTGATTAATCAAACCACATTTTTTTATGTCTGTGTGGCCAAAAATTCTTCTAGTTTTTTCTTTTGATTATCATATTCTGTTTTTTCTTCTTCGGTCATTTCTCGCACTGACCAAACATCCATGCAAACACCATCTACTATCGT